AATTCATAATTTGAAGATGGATTTAATAATATATTGGTTTGAAATTTTTCATAGTTTTGTATATTACTATTATCATAAACATAAACTATTCCTGTTATAGAATAGAATCCAGGTTTTTCATAAAAGTGCTCAAATAAAACAGTACTTTCTAATAGTTTTGGTTCATCCTTATATTCTATTTCAGTACCATCTCCCCAATTTAATTTAAATAAATAATACCCTCTATCATCATCTGAAATATAAAAGTCAAATCTATTTTTACCACCACCACCAGTAAATCTATTTCTTTCGGAAAAGATATCGATGTTACCTTGTTCAAGTCTACCATCGATTCTAGGTTGAAGATAATAATTTATCTTACCTTCTATTGCTAATTCATACGCTTCTTTGTATGTTGTTTGGATGGGATTTCCTTGCCAATCTAATACCATTCCATTTATGTTTTTATCATAATATCTATCTAAATGTATTATATCATCATTGTTTGGATTAATTACAAATGGTAAAGCATCAATAGAATAATTAAAGTTAGGTGATATATTAGATAGTAACGACTTTCTATCTACTATATCCCCATCTAGCGTAGGTAGAACAACAGTTTCTAATGTTTCTAGGTCATCTTTTAAATAAGATTGAAATGTAGATTCATTAAAATTATTGTTTTCCCAAAAGTCACGATTATTTAGCGTGTATGTTCCGAGTGGTATTCTTCTATCATTACTTTGAGAAATTTCAGTACTACCGGAGTGGAAATTAGGGTTTTTATAAAGTAAATCACGACCTTGATGAGGTTGAAATACTTGTAATACTTCAGATGCATCAGGGTTACCATCAGTATAATATCCTACTGATTGTGGGACCGTTATCTCATCAGCTTTTGTAAACTTGGCCATGATGTTTAATTAGCACCTTGCCCTTGATCCTGTTGATTTTCATCGTCTGTTGTCACTGTGGTTTCTTCCTTTACATTAACTCCCAACGAACCAACTTTATATCCACGAGCTCTTAATAAATCACTACGACTTATTACCTCGACTTTACATTTTGCACCATATTGTGTACTTGCTGCTAAAGTATTATTTAACTCTCTATGATTTAACCAAACTTGTTTGTCACGAAGATAATTTGGTACTTCTGCCCATTGGGCTTGTTGATTAAATGTCCATTCTTCCATTATTGTTGGATTATAAGTTGCACAAATAAAAAACCATTCGTTTAAATCATCAGTTGGTATTTGTGTGTGGGCATTAAATGCATTTAAACTAATGTTCTCATCACCATATAATACTGTTCCCGTTGAAACCGTATCGTGTCGGTCAACATCCTGAGTACCGAAATGACTATCGTATAGGTTACCCATATCATTGCCAGCGGAACGATTGCCTCGAACAACCAACCTAACCATTCTTCTATATACACCATCATCTTCTCGTGTAATGGTTTCTAATCTAAATCCATATGGACTTTCAGTTGATGTGGGATTTGCAAAATTAAACAAAGTACCTCTGCCAGTTTTTCCAACAAACCTAACCCACATGGTTATTGTAAAACCAACTGTTAGAAATGAAGGACCTGGACCTGCGGTTTTCTGAAATTCCAGTAGGTTGTTTGAGTTTCTTAATATAATGGCTTGATTTGGTTTTCTTATTTTTAAAAACCCACTTGATTTATTTTCATACTCAGGTCGTTGATCTTCTATGACTTGAACGACATTATCAACATCACCTAAATAAGTGTTGAGTTTGTTTCGCATTGACTCAAGTGTTTTACCTACATTAGCCGGTCCATTTGGGGCAGCCTCAATAGTATGCCTATTTAATCTAGTAATATAAGCATTAGGATTGACTCCCAAATCAATACGAGATGTTCTATCTGCTACATTATTCAATATCTTCTCACCGGCACCATCCCCATCAACATCAGCGAATTGTGGTACCTGACCAATTAAATCATTAAACTCATTAAAGAAATCATTGATTTGATCTTGTCTCGTGGTTTGAGTTGGAAGTAATTCAAATATATTGGTATCCAATATTTCACGAGCTTTTTCTGGATTTATTTTAGTGCCAACTTGGGGTTTTGTTAATTGACTTAAATTTAATACATTTATGAAATATCTTTCCTTAATCACTATGTTTTGCACTGGCATAATTATTACCCCGTGGTTTCTTCGGTTTCATCTTTCACTATAATATCGTCATCAGGAATTATTGCTTCATACCGTATCACCTCTTCGGCAATAACTATATCAACCGAAGTTGTTATACCATTATAATGCATTATATATTTTTTAAGCCTTAAAAATTGATTAGGTGGTAATGTATTACCATCAGAATAAGGTTCTTCATCCGGCTCAATAATATTAAACATCCCTTCTATTGTTTCTTTATCAGTAATGTCATTATCGAAAATATTCTGACATATTAGTTTAAAATCATCACTTTGACTATCCTGTAAATCTTCTATATTCTCTAATGTATTCCTATCTTTTTTATAAAATACTAATGGCTCATCTTCTGTTCTACCAGTTTGTTCATTACCATCACGAATGGTTGTTTGCATTGATAAAATTTGCTCATCCGTTAATGGATATTTAACAAACCAAAGTTTGTAAAATAAATCACTTACCATTTCTCTAACTTCTTGAATGGTTTCGATGGGAACTGGAACTACCTTGGTGCCAAGGTATACCTTGGTATCTGGATTCTGATCCTGTACGATATCGTTATCTACTGTGGGATCTGGTATGGGGGGTGTCATAATTATACCCTCAAGATAAATTCAAAATCGTCATCGTATATTATTTTTTGTCCATCATTATGATTAACTTTAATCATTATCTTATACGCACGATTCGGTTCAAAACCATTTAAGTCTTGTGTAAAATATGGAGACACGGTATCACAACTCATTGTCGTGTAGGCACTAAATGGCACCATAGATTCATTGGTTGCCATATCGATAATCGAATACGATGCAGAACCTTCAGCAAAATAACTACCACTAACGGTTTGTACAGATGTACTGAAACTCTTATCGATATATCTTTTTCTCGCACCAAACCTAAACTTTACCTTTTCCGTTTCTTTATATGCTTCTCGTAAGTGTATAGGGTATAGGTAGTTCTCACTATTGCCCGAAAGGTCTAATGCCGTCAAACTACCCGTATTACTGCCTGTTGCTGGTAAATGATCATCCCACTTTAATTCAATCTTCGGTGAATATATTGTATTGGTTTGTCTTGAAAAGAATTTTAAATCTTCAAAACTACCAGTTGATTGTTCTCTACTACCTGATAGTCTTAATAATAATCCATAATTATTATTCTCCCCACTAAACCATTTTTTAGCAATAGAAGTTATGTTTATATTTAAATCAGGTGATTCAGCTGAAAAAGATTGTGTTACCTCGTCAGCCTGTATATAACTACCCTCACCAAAAGAACTTCCTATGAAAATATTAGTGAAAGTTGAAACAATACTAGCGGATATACTTGATGAATAATCATTCCATTGAGTTTGAACACCATTTTTATTCTTTCTATAATCCCAACTCACACCATCAGTTGTTTTTGGAACATCACCTTCTTTACCAACACCCTCATCCCACGATTGACTTAATGGATAAGCAGCAATCGTATAGGTTTCACTTAATCCACTTGTTCCCTTGGTTTCCCAAAGTCTTAAATTAGTTTTATAACTACTTGGTATACTGGATGCAGTTATATAGTTATTAATTTCATCCACATCAAACTGAATTAATACTCTTGTATTATAACTAAAGTCTTTATTGTTAAATACTTTCTTTAATTCAAGTATCTCATCTTGACCAGTATTCTTATCCTTGTAATCTTCTCCTGTAATTGAATTAGAACCACTATTAATAAAAGCATCTTTAGTTGTAAAAAAATATCTATGCATTATGTTACCTTCCCATATATATCTTGATTAGGATTTCTCAATTCAAATACAGCTGGAGTTAATGATGGTCTTATAATTCCATTTTCTTCAGCACCATCAAATTCATATTGAAATCCATAACCACTTTCACCACCAGTACCGTCCCCATCTGCTTGATAACTAGTCATGTTTCTAGATGCATCTACTTGAAAAAGTTTTAATTCTTTAATCCCAATCACACCCTCTAATCCTAATATATGGTATTGTAAATCATTCATATTGATTGATTGTCTGAATTGCATTCTCTCTACTTTAAAGAAATCCCTTATAGTATTGATGACTTCTATTTTTACATCAGTTGGATTAACTCTTCTATCAGCATTCACTTCAAACTTAACTCCAAAGTTTATTAAGTAACCGGAAAATAAAGTATCTCCACTACCTTCTAACTGGAATCCAAAATCTAATTGGTCGTTTATCATTTTGTATTGATTCAAATAAGTCATTATGTTACTTAATACTAATTCAGGAGTTTGAACTAATTGTTTATTTTGATTATACGATAAAGTACTTACAAACAATCCTCCAGTATCATCAAGTCTTTCCACATAACACTTGGCAATATTACCAAATTTAGCAGGAAGATTTAATATTCTGGCTTGATAATCTTGTCGAGTGACACATCTATTTTGTGAAGAGAAAAATGCCTTGGCATTGTGTCGAATTTCTTCAACGGTTTGGCCATCAGTTCCACCAGTTGCAGGTTCATCATTCGTTACGGTTATTCCCGTAGTTCCATCAGCTATAGTGGTCAATTCACCAACTTGTGCATTTGAATCAGGTCCGCCCCCTACTCTATATTTAACTGTTAAAATTGTATTGGTTGGAGTCTCACCCATATTTAAATTATTCGTTCCAAATAAAGTATTTGTAGGAGCATTAATTGAACTAAATGTATCTCCATTTAGAGTTAAACCGACTTGTTCTATCGTTGTAAATATACTTGAATTAGAAGAACCCGTTACGTTGTATTTATATAATCCATTACCAAACATTAATTTAGTCGAATTCGTATCCACATCGAAATTAGTTACGAACTTTTTATTTGTATTGATATAATCCAATGTATAGGGAATTGGTATTAATGAATTACCTGTAATACCTTCCCCTTGATCATAACCAGTTCCTCTGGTTGAATCAGCATCATTATAATATGTTTCTTTTAAAATTCTTTCCTGAGAAAGGTAATCAACCTCGTACCACTTTTCTCCCGATGAATCCGTGCAATTTAATATTTCAATCACATTATCTTCACCTAAATCTAATTCTAAAAATTTAGTAGGACTCGTAATGGTAAATGATTTTGTTTTAGTTTCAGCTGATATGGCTTGAACATATCTGGTTAATGTATAACCTGTAGTTAAGCCGTCTGTACCTATAATTGGAGCGCTAATGGGTGGTTCATCAAGTGTAGAACCCGATATACTAAAGTCAATGACGCCAGTAGTTTCAAACAATAATGTACTATCTATATTGGATTGAATTTGTAATCCTGGTGAAATCTGATTTGGTACACTATTAAAATCTGGAGGTCTTGCAGAAACATCATCATAACCAATATCTGTCGTTACTTTTAACTTAACAACTGATGGTGTTTTATTTGGTGTTTTATACCCGAGAAATTCTGCTAATCGTCTTACATTTCTTTTTTCAGTTGCTGTTGATAATACATTTTCCTTATAATTGTAATCAACATAATAAGACAATACATCACCCACATAACTACTTAATTCAATTAACATCATACCAGGAGATGTTTCATTAAAGTCTTTATAAGTATTGGGAAAATAAGACTTTGTGTATTCGATTAAATCAGCTTTAATCGTAGAAAAATCCTTACTCGTGTAATTGATATTCGTTGGTTTAAATTTTTGTTTATCTGAATATGCCATATTTGTTATCCCCCAACACCACCGAGTGTCACACTAACACTTTCTAATGAAGCTGATGTTCCTTTGATACTGAATGTTATGTTTATATTTACTTGGTTGTTATCGGTATTGATTTGTATATCTCGTAAATCTACAAATGGCAACCACCTTTCAAATGTATCAACAATGTTATTTTCAATTTCTATTGTAGTATCTTCTGTTATTTGCTCAAATAATAATCGTTTTAAATTCATTCCCAATGTCGGTTGGAAAACTCTTTCACCCTGTTCGGTTTGTAATAATAATTTTATATTATTTTTAATCGACTCAACAGTAGTTTTGGTTGTCTTGAAATACCCATCTTGATTTGGTACACGTGCAAATGGGAAATCAATCCCAACACTTACTCGTTTATCTTTGTCTTCAATGAATTGATTTTTTCTTTTATCAAGTATTGGCATCCTATACCTCTACGGCTCTTTTTAATTGAACTTTACTTTGCATTGATTCTACCTTACCACCACCTAATGGATTATCAACACCTTGACCTTGATCATCAATCTTAACGGTAATCATAGGTATCGTACCAGGTCCAACCGGTGTAACGGCAGGAACAGCACCTTGACTTGCATTTAATTTAGTTACAGTAAAAGTTTGAGCCTTAACCCATTTAACTATTGCATCAGTTAAACCTTGTGCCAACGCATCTGTCTTACCGTTATCTTCAAAGACATAATTTTCACCTTTATTATTAGGTTCAATATTAGTTTTTAAAGCTTCAAATATGTCCGATTTAAGCCCCACGTTTAAATTTATCCTTTTCTTCTACTGATTTTAACATTTCGGAATAATCCTTAGTTAATGCTTCTGCCAAATGGTTAGGTAGAGCTTCTGTATTATCCTGTACGGATTGAGCTTCTTCACCTTTACCTTCAACGGTTTTCCAATCATCAGTTTGAGCAGTTTCTTCAAGTAAAGAATTCAAAACATTGTTGTTTGTCTTTGGTACTGGAACACCTTTCGTAGTTGTGGTAATGTTGGTATCGGTACGGGGAGAATTATTCATCATGTTTTTTAAACTTGTATCCTGTGTCGTGTGAGTTCTAGCTTTATTTAGATCAACAGTATTACTCTTAACTACTACTTCTTTTAACTCTTTACTAAGTCGAACAAATTTATAATCTAACTCTTCTCTTATTATATCTCTGATCATTTTCTTAAAAATAGATAACTTCATTTTTACTCCTGTGTTGTTTTTTGTCTAACGTTCTGTTCTACATAATGGTATTGACTTAAAAATTTTGTTGGTCCTGGTATTGGTGTATTAGTTTCATCATCAACTTCTCTCGGTTGTAATGTATCAATCACCCTTTGTATATCAGGAAGCATTGGACTTGAATCCTGCTTAACAAGTGGAATAGGTACACCCTGTACTAATGCTCTTGAATTTTGTAATATATTCATAATATCCAATAATAATATTCTCAGCTCATCCCCCAATACCATTGGTTGAGCTTTATTCTTTGCTTCCTTTCCTATATAAATATTCTCTGATTCAATAACTGAAAACCCTTTATTCGTTATTGTTAAATTCTTACCAGCTCCAAAGTTAATATTACGAAATGCTGAAACTGTAAAATCATTATTTTGTGCATCAAATGTTATCCTATCAGAAAACATTATTATTTGATCAAAATCAGTTTGTTGTTCTGGAGTTGGCTCTACTGCTCCAAAGTTTATATTAAATACATTTTCATCACCAATACTATCATTACCAGCATTTATTGGAAAACCAATATAGCCAGTTTCTTTCACTACTTTATTTACTGATAATTGATAAGGTATTGTATTTCCTTCTTCATCTACTTCAGTTGATGGGAAATAATCAGGTATTGATCCTAATGATAACATACCTAAAACAGAACCATTATTTCCACTTGAACTATTATTTCTAAATATACTGTATGGATTTATAAATCTATAACCAAGTTGAATTGAATTACCATGTCTACCTTCAAGAGTTAAATCAGATACATTTGATTCTATTTCAGCATCAGAACCAACATCTCCTATTCCAGTATCATATGGTCTATCTAAAATTATATTTTTTATTTTAGTAATTCTATTGATTGCTCTTTTTATAAAATTTATATTGTATCCATCACTATTATCTTTTCTATCATCCAATACTACTCTATTTGGATTTAAATCTGATCGGTGTAATATATCAGGACTATAATTTGGATTATTTAAAGTGTTTATTGGCCCTAAGTAATAAAACTTACTACCTAAGTTCATATAGATTACCGAATCACCACGAGCTATTGAATCAGCAAAACCACGTAATAATGGTTGAGCCAAGAACATTCCTTTTAAATAATTTGATGGTAAATTAAAGTCAGAATGTCCACTATAAGTTGGTTTTAAAAGAATACATTGACTTACATCGGATGGTGCACCACGTATGGGATAATCAAATGAATTCAAATCTTGTGATTCCAATACTACCTTTTCTACATGACCATGATGAAATGTAAATTCAGGTAAAGGTACTGAATCTAAATTTACCTGACCAAGAACATTTGACCGTTGTGGGTGAGTGTTAGACATTACGATTTATACTTTTTTTTTATTTCACTTATATCAATATCATCGGATTTTTTCTGTAATGATGCCGCGGCATCTTCAAGTGAATTCATCAATTCTTCTTTTTCATCTTCACTTAATAAACCAACATCGCTATCATCAACTACTTGATGTTTGCTCATGATACGTTGGATTACGGTTGCTAGTTTTAATAAGTTATCATCGTTCTTGACACCGACATCAAGAAGTTCTTTTAGTATGGGACCCACGATAGCAATATCTTCGATACCTTGTATGTAACCATGTACCTCTTGGACTAAAAGCTCAATTTGAGTTTTCTTTAATTTAGAATTCTCGTATATCTCTTGAGATAAATCAGAGAAGTTCTTATCACCAAATATTTTAAAGTCTTTTTCCATAACATTCAATAATAAATATAGAATGATTAGAAAGTTATTACAAAGAACCTGTGTTTATTAAGTTGTTTATATGACCTCTAATTAAAACTTCTTGTTGTATTTTTGGGTATATTCTACGAAACACATTAGATACTTGAGTTATTTTAGAAGTCTTGACATCTGTCATTTCTCTAATCATTATGTATAAAGCTTTCTTATTAAAGTTATCAATATTATCTTTATTTCTACAGAGAAACAATATAGATTCAGCTACGTCTTTATCATGTTGTTTGGGGAATAAACTTTCTAAATTATTTTCAAAATAAGTTAGTGTCTTTTTAAATACATCAATGGATGGTGATTTTTCTATAACTTCATCATCTACTCCTACGTCATAGAGTCTATCAATATCATCATGAATTTTTAACTTCTTATAGTTAGCATTATTATTTAATATAAGATAATTCTTTGCTACTACGGAGAAATAACTAAATGCTTTACTTCCTTTAGTCTCATCAAACTTATGCATATTGATAACTAAATTAGAAACTACTTCTTCCTGTAGGTCTCTAAATCCATAACTGAAATAACTAAACTTAAAGGTGTTAATTATATTTTCTGCTAACTTTAAAAAAGCAGCATGAATTTTTTCGGTGTATATTCTATCTCTGACTATTGGGTTATCAGAATGATTATATCTTATAATGGCATCATGTACTGGTGTGCCAAAATATATTTTACTTTTTTTCTTTCTTTTCTTTTTTACTACTTTCTTTGTTACCATCATCAACCTCGGTTTCAAATAAATTATTTAATTCGTTCCCAAGTTGTTTTATCTCATCGAAGAAAAAACCAACTTCATCATCGGATTCGAATGTACCTTTATTATCTATTATTTTAAGTTGATGTTTTATATTTTCTATAGTATTGTTTATATTTAGTATTATTTCTTCATAGTTATTAATTCGTTTCAATGCATAAAAAGTTACTAAACTCATACAGAGTGCAATAATTCCTAATAAAACGGTTATTATGTAATGTAACAATTAAGATTCTTCTTCTATTATTTTTATTTCTTCTTCGACTTTATCAATCACTTCAGTAAGGTACGTTAAATCTTCATCTTCTTCAATTATTAATAATAAATCTCGCACTTCTTGTAGAAATGCCAAAAATTCATGCATTAAGATTCTCCAATTATTTGATTCATTAATTGTTTAATATCGTCATCATCATAATCATCTCCACATAATTCATTATCAATTATATTACGTAGTTTAGAATATTTGATTTTTACCGTATCAATCATTTCAATATCTTCACCTTCAACAACATCTAATATATCATTTAGATTATCATTTAATTCTAATAATCTTTTTTTGACTTTATAGAACATTTCTTTATGTTGAGATTGTGCGAATTCTAATTCATCTAATCTAGTCATGATGGTAGTTAAAACAATTACGATTTGTTCGTCTTGATTTTTCATATATATCCATAAATAGTGCCGTATTAATAAAATCGTTTAAAGTTTAAGTGTTATATCAATGTGATATTTTATTCATCATCCGTATAATCGTCCATTTCGATAGTGTCTAATTCATCTTCATCGTAATATTCAAGATTGATTCGTTTATTCCTTTTATAATTAGGATCAGTTTTCATTGTTTTATTATCAAGTGATCTCATTTGTTTTTTATCATTATTAGTTAGCATACAATCCTTCATAAATTGTGCCATATCTATTTTTTTATTCATTATTAACCTCTTATGTTTAAATAAATTTTAGGGGCATAGAAGAAAGGAAGAAAGAACTATGCCCCATATAGAACCTCTTAAAATGAGATTCAATTCTTTGGAGAACGATAACCTATTTGTTTATCCGATATAATATACACATAAATTACATTAAAGTCAAGCATTATTTTTTATTATTCATCATATCTTGTTTAGTTTTATTCTTATGGCAGGGACGGCATAAGGTTTGCATATTATTTAATCCATAGTATGACCAATCTAACTTATTGGCTTTAATTCCCTTTTGTTCCATCAATGGTTTAACGTGGTCCAAGTCCCAAGTACGTCTTGTACATTGTTTTCCGCAATCATTACACTTTCCTTTGTCTCGTTTCCATATATGTTTTCTTGCTTCTGTAGGGTGGTGTATTATCATATAATCCGTGGCACAATCTTGATGCCAAGACTTACGAGTATTGTGTATTTTATTCTCTATAATCTTTTTACCACACCAACGGCATATTCCTTTCTCTTGTACATAATATGAATCAGGCTTTGGTGGTTTACGAAAGTCTCCATTCCATTTTTCCTTTTTCTTACCAAAGGTATGTTTTTTTCTTTTACCGAATCTACTTAAAGGCATTTATTTTATTTGTAAATCTTGTATCCACTTGGGAACATTGTTTTCCATATAATGTTGTATTACAAACGCTTCACATATATGAGAGAAGAACCAAGTAAAAGAAAGTATTGGAACATAAATCTGATAATCCAATCCCACCTTACTTATACCTAACCAAGTTAAGAATAACATTCCTATTGTTTTAGTTAAGAAACTTATACCAGTAAAACCCAGTGACATAGTATTACCACGTTGCATAACAACATAAGTTCCAATAATCAAATGTAGTAAGTTTAATACGATAGGTGCTAATACACCCAAGGTAACCATTAGTAAATAATTCATTATAAATTCTTATATATTCTCTTTACATAAAAGTTGTTCTTAATATAATTTGAACTATACTTTTTCGTAATGGTAGGACCATGACTATAGGCCGTAAGTGTAGCATCCATGTCATCAAAATGATTATTTAAATGTGATAAGTATTTAATACCTACGGTAACGTTAATATAAGGATCAAATAAATCGTTTTTTGGTGTTTTGAATTCAGACATAGCAGTTTCGGGTAATATTTGCATTAATCCAATAGCACCACTCGTTGATATTGCTTTATGATCCCAACTTGATTCGGTTTGTATTACGGCTTTAACCATATCATAATCTACACCATATTCATCACATAATGCATTAGTATAAATTAATAAGTGTTTAAGTTTAGATTTATTCAAAGTTGAATTAATTTCATTAGCTTCCAATTCAAAGTCGCCTCTAATTAAAGGAGCATTTACCATACGAACAATGGTTTCTGTTTTGGTTTGAACTATAGGTGGATTATGTGTGATTTCTTTATACAATACTACTGATAAAGAAGTAAATAATACACCTAATAAAAAGTGTAGTCGATTATTATTTAACATATGATTTCCCTTTCGTTTGTTAATGTTATTAATAAATAGTGACTCGTCATCTTTAAGCCATTTATCTGTGAGGACTAAGAATTCAAGCCACTATTTAAATATTTGGAATTTAGGTAGGATGTGAGACTAACGATTACTCACAAATGCCAAAAGGTCTGATAAAGTTTACTACTCATACTAACATCCTTTCAGTTACGAAAGTTACTCCGAAAGATGGTTAAT